GCTGAGGAATAAGCACCATGCCCCGCCTGATTCGCAAAACCGCCATCCTGGTCAAAACCGAGGTCACCTACGGCGTTGACAGCGTGCCCACCGGCGCGGGCAACGCCATGCTGGTGAGCAACGCCACCTTCAATTTGGCCTACAACAACGTTGAAAGAAATTTCATCAGGCCATTTTTTGGCGGGTCCGGCCAGCTCGCCGGCACGCGCTTCGTCGAAATCAACTTCGAGATCGAGCTCGCCAACAGCGGCACCGCCGGCACCGCCCCCGCCTGGGCGCCGGTGCTGCGCGCCTGCGGCATGGCCGAAAGCGTCTTGTCCACGCCGGCCCGCGTGGAATACACGCCCGTTTCGGCCAGCTTCTCCAGCGTGACCATCTACTACCACCTGGACGGCGTGCGCCGCGTCGCCCTGGGGTGTATGGGCAACGTGGAAATCATGCTCAACGAAGGCGCCGCGCCCATGCTGCGCTTCAGCCTGGTGGGCCTGGACGGTGGCCGCACCGCCACGGCAGACCCCAGCGTCACGCTCACCGCCTTCCGCGCCCCGCAGGTGGTCAGCGATGTCAACACAGGTGACATCAACCTGGGCTGCACCTACAGCGCCGGCGCGCTGGCCGGTGGCACCACGTACCCCAGCCGCGGCCTCAGCATCAACCTGCAGAACACCGTCAGCCGCAAGGCCCTGCTGGGCGGCCAGGCCGTGCAGATCAGTGACCGCAACGTCCAGGGCAGCATGCAGCTGGACCTCACCGCCGCGCAGGAGGTGTCCTTCATGACGGACATCAACAGCAACACCAACACCACGCTGGGCTTCACGCACCAGACGGGCGCCGGCGTGGGCATCATCCTGCACGCACCCCAGGTGCAGCGTATCGACCCAAGTGACACCGAATACGAGGGCGACGTGCACATGGGCCAGAACCTGCGCTTTACTCCAACGACCGCCGGCAATGACGAGTTGCGACTCGTCTGCCTGTAACCGGGGGCGCGCGCATGGCATTCCGCCTGGTCATTTCCGACACCATCACCGTGCCCGTGGCCGGCCGCCTGCCCGATGCGGGCGGCCGCATGCTGCCCTTCGGCTTCACGCTCATCTGCAAGCGCCTGCCGGCTGACCAGCTCAAGGCCGAGGTGGAAAGCGACGAGCGCACCGTGCCCGAATTCCTCACCGGCGTGGTGCAGGACTGGACGGGCGTGCAAGACGACGCCGGCGCCGAGCTGGCCTTCCACCCCACGGCGCTGGCCGCGCTGCTCAACATCGTGGGCATGAGCGGGCTGATCTTCAAAGCCTACATCGAGGCCTGCGGCGTCAAGGGCAAGGAAAAAAACTGAGAGAGGCGGCACGTCTGCTCGCCCGTGGTCAGCTGGTCCGAGGAAAAGATGACGACGCGCCGCCCGAATCCGATGACGAAGACCCCGCCAACGCTGACGACGAAACCGCCGCGGCGCTGGCCGCCTTCGGCCTTGTGGCCGTGGATCAAGCGTCAACGCGTCGTCAGCCGCTGTTCTTCCTCTGGCCCGAGCACGAAGAAGTGCTTGGCGTCTTCGCCGCCTGCCGCACACAGTGGCGCGTGGGCTTCGACGGCCCCACGGGCCTCGACTACGCCGGCGTGGAGAGTCTCATCCGCATGCGCCGCCTGGTGCAGCGCCCCCGGGTGCCGGAAGTGCTGGCTGAGTTGCAGATCCTGGAAGACGAAACCCTTGCGGAGTGGCGCCGCCAGCGCCAGGCCAAGGAACGGAGCGCACGCTGATGGCCACCTCTGAAATCGGCATCAAGATCGGCCTGCAAGGCGCTGAGGCCGTGCAGGGCGGCCTGCAGCGCGTGGTGGGCAGCATGGGCCAGCTCGGCGGCCAGGTGGACACGGTGCGCAACGCCCTGAACACCCTGGCCCCCACCCTGGCCGGCGCCCTGAGCGTGGGCGGCATCGCGGCCTTCGTGCGCGGCACGGTCAACGCCATAGACGCCATGAACGACCTGGCCGACGCCACCGGCGCCAGCATCGAGGAAATCAGCAAGCTCGACCAGGTAGCCCGCCGCAACGGCGCCACGCTGGACCAAGTGGGCGGCATGCTGGTCAAGTTCAACAGCGCGCTGAAGGAAGCGGATGGCAAGAACGGCGCCAGCATCGCGCTGGAGGCCATCGGCCTGCAGGCCGCCAAACTGCGCCAACTGGACCCGGCAGAGGCCCTGCGCCAGACCGCTGTGGCGCTGGCCGGCTTTGCGGACGATGCCAACAAGGCGCGCATCACGCAGGAGTTGTTCGGCAAGAGCGTGCAGCAAGCGGCGCCATTTTTGAATGACTTGGCCGCCGCTGGGAAAGTAAATGCCGGGGTCACATCGCAGCAGGCGGCCGAAGCTGAGCGCTTCAGCAAGCAGATGGCGCAGTTGAGCACCAACATCACGGACGCCGCGCGTGCCCTGGTTTCAGACTTCCTGCCAGCGCTGAACGACAGCATTTCCATGATGCTGCGCTTCAGCGCCAACGGTGGCGTGCTGTCCGGTTTCTTCACGCTGCTGATGTCGCAATTCAAAGACGCACGCGTGCAGGCCACATTGGAGGAAATCGGCAGGCTGGAAGGCCGCCTGAGCAGCCCCAACGTCACCGGTTTTAACCGCTCCAGCCTGCAGAAGGAACTGCAGGACGCCCTCGACAAACTGCGCGAGCTGCAGGGCGAATCCCTCAAAGCCCGCACCGCGCTGGACGCAGCCCTGGGCCGCCCCAACGCCGGCGCCGGCCGCGGCTTCATCAACCCGCCCAACGCCGTAGGCGCCCCGTCCGTCATCGACATCGCCGGCGAACAAGCCCGCCGCAAGGCTGCGGAGGATGCTGCCGCCGCCCAGCTCAAGCAGCAAGAGGCGTACGACAAGCTGCGCGTCAGCATCGAGGAGCGCATCAGTGCCGGCCAGCTGGAGCTGGAGCAGGGCACGGCGCTCACGGAGGCGCAGCGCCTGAAAATCAAGCTCGACGGTGACCTGGCCGCCGGCCTTATCAAGTTGACAGACCCGCAGAAGGCGGTGCTGAACGGCAAGCTTTCTGACCTGGCCGCCACCGAGCGGCAACTTATCGCCGACAAGGAAGCCGCCAAGGGCGCCAAGGCCCTGGCGGATGCGCGCGTGGAAGCCCGCCGCGCCGAAGAAAAGGCCATCGCCGACTTCGATAAAGAGCAGCGCGACGCCGCAGCCGCCGCGCTGGCCAGCGTGGACACGCGCATCAAGAGCCTGCAGGCTGAGGCCGAGGCATCAGACCTCTCCCGCGCCATGAACATCAGCCTGGCTGAGGCCATCGAGCTGGTGGCCATGGAGCGGCTGAAAGAGCGCCAGGCGCAATACCAGGAGGGCAGCGAGCCCTGGTTGGCCGTGCAGCGCGAGATTGAGGCCCGCCAGAAGCTGCGCGCCCTGATTGCCGACCGCGCCGTCATCGACGCCAACCAAAAGGCCGCAGACGAAGCCGCCCGCGACTGGCAGCGCACGGCAGACCAGATCGGCCAATCCCTCTCTGACGCCCTGATGCAGGGCGGGAAGTCGGCCTGGGAATACATCAAGGGCCTTTTCCGCAGCATGGTGCTGCGGCCCGTCATCCAGGCCATCGTCAACCCCATCGCCGGGGCGTTCACCAGTGCCATGGGGTTTGCAGGCTCCGCGTCTGCTGCCACGGGCGCGGCGGGTGCGGGTGGCGGCTTCGGCTCGCTGCTGAGCGCGGGCGCCAACCTGCTCAATGGCGGGCTGGGCAGCTCGCTGGGGCTGCAACTGGTCAACAGCAGCCTGGGGCAGAGCCTGGGCCTTTCCACGCTGCAGAACATCGGCGGCAACATGATCGCCGGCCCCACGGGCCTGGGCAGCATGGTGGGCTCAGGCCTGGGCATGCTGGGCAACGGCTTCATGGGCTACGGCATCAGCAAGGCCCTGTCAGGCGGCTACAGCGCCAGCGGCGCCGTCAACACCATCGCCGGCATCGCCTCGGCCATCCCCGGCATCGGCCCCCTCGCGGGCGTGGTGGGCGGCCTGGTCAACCGCGCCTTCGGCATGAAGGCCAAGGAAATGCGCGACAGCGGCATCGTCGGCTCCCTCAGCGGCGGCGCGGCCACGGGTCAGCAGTTCCAAGACTGGTTCCAGAAGGGCGGCTGGTTCCGCCGCAACCGCAGCGGCACCAACTTCAGCGCCCTGAACGACGACACCTCCGCAGCCCTGAACGCCGGCGCTGCGAGCGTGCTGGACAGCACCCGCGCCTGGGCGCAGGCCCTGAAGCTGCCGGGCGATGCGCTCAGCAGCGTGACCACGCAGTTCAAGGTCAAGCTCACGGGCGACGCCACCAAAGACCAGGCCGAGATCCAGGCCCTGTTCTCCCGCTACGCCGCAGACCTGGCCAACACCTTCCAGGGCCAGCTTGCGCCCTTCCAGCGGGCCGGTGAAGCCATCTCTGACACCCTGCAACGCCTGGCCGGCCTGCAGAAGTTCAGCGAGGCCATCAACGAGTTCGGCGGTGTGTTCTCGCGCGTGGCCAACCTCAGCGTGGATGCGCGTGAGCAGCTGCTGGGCTTCGCCGGCGGCATGGAAGCGTTCGTGGCCAAGACGCAGAGCTTCGCCCAGAACTACTACGAAGAGGCCGAGCTGGCCGGCATCCAGGCCCGCCAGGTGCGTGACCAGCTCGCCGGCATGGGCATCAACGCCCAGATTTTCAGCCGTGCGGACTTCCGCCGCCTGGTGGAAGGCACCGATGTCAGCAACGAGCAAGGCCGGCAGCGCCTGTCGCAACTGTTGACGCTGGGCGAAGCCTTCGCGCCGGTGGGCCGCTTCCTGGAAAGCAACGGCGGCAGCCTGAACACCCTGGCCAACATGGCGCCCACCACGGGCGTGGTGCAGCAGCTTTTGGGCGGCAACAGCATGGCCGGCCTGTCCTCGCTGACAGACGCCACAACGGCCGGCACCAACGCCACGGTGAGCACGCTGGAGCGCCTGATCGCCCGCGTGGGCGAGCTGGAAACCGCGCTGGTGAAGGCGCTCGACAAGAGCGGGCGGGCCGTGGCGGATTCGGTGTATTACGACCCGAGCTACGGGTTCAACGGCTGACCCTGACATGCCCATCTCTGACGCCCAATACACCGCCTGGCTGCGCGCCGATAACCAGCGCCGCGTGGTGCTGGTGGAGGCCGAAGCCTACAGCGCGGGCGCCGTGGTCACCCGCTACATGAGCACCCACGGCTTCGTCAGCGCCCCGGCCGATTCACCCGCCAGCACCGGGTATGACGACATCGTCCTCGATGTGCCCTGGGTGCGCAGCCAGATGGCCGAGGCCTTCCGCGGCCGCAGCCTCATCGGCTATGGCGACATCGACATCGACAACAGCAGCGGCGTGCGCGACGCCTGGCTCACCGATGCGTGGGACGGCCGGCCCGTGCGCCTGTACCTGGGTGACCCCACCTGGCCCAAGAGTGACTTCCGCCTGGTCTTCAGCGGCGCCATTGACGACATCCAGGCCCGCGACAGCGCCACGCTCACCTTGCGCATGCGTGACCGTCAGCACCTGCTGACCGTGCCGGCCTGCACCACGCTCATCGGCGGCACAGACACCAACAAAGACCGCCGCCGCCCCGTGTGCTACGGCGAGTGCAAGAACGTCGCCCCCATGCTGATTGACGCCGCCGCCCGCCGCTACGCCGTGCACGATGGCCAGATCCACGCCATTGACGCGGTATACGTCAACGGCAGCGCCACCGGCGGCTACACGGCAGACCTGGCCAACGGCACCATCACGCTCACGGGCGCGCTCACCGGCACCATCACCGCCGATGTGCGCGGCAGCAAGACGGGCGGCACCTACGTCAGCACCGCGGCCGATGTGATGCAGCGCCTGGTGCTCGAGCGCACCACGCTCACCAGCGGCGACATCGACACCGCCAGTGTGTCGGCCATGAACACCGCCATCGGCGCCACCGTGGGCCTGTACGTGGACAACGACACCACCACCGTGCTGCAGGCGCTGGACACGCTGCTCACCGGCCTGGGCGGCTTCTACGCCTTCGACCGTGCCGGCAAGCTCACCGTGGGCCAGTTCAAGGCCCCCGCGGCGCCGGCCGTGCTGACGCTGGACGCGGATGACGTGGAAGAGAACAGCGTGCAGCTCGTGCGCCGCATCCTGCCCGCCAAAAGCGTGCGCCTGGGTTACGCCCGCTTCTGGAACACCAGCACGAGCGGCGCCACCACCCTCACCGAAGCCCAGCGCGAGCGCCTGCAGACGCCGTACCTCGTGGCCAAGGCCACCAACAGCGTGACGGGCCATCTGCTGGCCATTGACGAAGACCTGCAGCCCACCGCCCTGCTGGACGCCACCGCCGCCAACACCGAGGCCACGCGCCAGGCCGCCCTCTACAGCACGCTGCGCTACGTGTACCGCCTGGCCGGCTTCACCGCCGCGCAGCAGATCAAGCTGGGTGACGTGGTGGCCCTGAACCTCGGGCGCTTCGGCTTGAACAACGGCACCCTCGCCCGCGTGGTGGGCCTGCGCGAAAGCCTCACTGGCGGGCGCATTGAACTTGAGGTCTTCGTCTGATGCCCAACCTGCGCGTCATTTCATCGAACGCCGTGGACGCGGCCACGCTCACCAGCGCAGACTTTGCCGCAACGCTGCCCGTCACCAACCTGCAGGTGGAAGGCCGCGCCCGCGTGGCCCGCACCAGCAACGCCACCGGCACCAAAACCATCAACGGCAACTTCAGCGGCAGCACCCTGTGCAGCGCCCTGGTGCTGTACGGCCACAACCTCACCGGCACCGCCACCTGGCGCCTGCGCCTCTACAACGGCGTGAACCAGACCGGCACCGTGGTGTATGACTCAACCACCCTCACGCCGCTGACGGTGACGGGCTGGGGCTCTTTCCAGTGGGGCGTGGAACCCTGGGGCTCTGGCGTCTTCGCAGACTGGCAGCAGCCGTTCTACGTGCTCTGGTTCTCAGAGGTCTTCGCCCTGAGCTTCAAGCTGGAGCTGGTGGACACCCTCAACCCCGCCGGCTACCTGCAGGCCAGCCGCCTCATCATCGGCCGCTACCTCACGCCCTTCTACAACGCCGAATACGGCCTGGCGCTGACGTGGGACACCAACAGCGAGCAGCGGCGCACCCTGGGCGGCAGCGTCCGCACAGACCGCCGCGCCAGCTTCCGCCGCCTGTCCTTTGACCTGGGCCTGCTGGACGTATCC